CATTGCCTAGTATACCCGGTGCATTGTCTAGCATAACTGGTTCATTGCCTAGTATCCCTGGTGCTTTGTCGGGTGTCGCAGGTGCAGTAGCCGGTGCCACCGGCGCATTGTCTAGCATAACCGGCTCATTGCCCAGTATACCAGGTGCATTGTCAGGCGCAACTGGCCTGGTCAATAAAGGCAGCGCCGAACTTGGTGGATTACTTGCTAATGCTAGTAAATTTGGCGTAAGCACAGCAACAGCCTGGGCCAAAGGATCACCACTTACCGGCACAATAACAGGAGCACTATCTAGTGCCACAAGTGCATTGTCTGGTACCACAGGAATTGCGTCTGCTATCCCAAATTCTTTAAAAGCACAAATGAATTCATTGGCAAAACAAGGACAATTTGCTGTTAATTTCAGTGATGCCAAACTTCCTGCAATAGCCACAGGAGTTGTACCTGCACCTAGTTTTAAAGGAACAGTTGATAGATCAACTCTTAATGCAGCCTTTGGTAAACTAGTTGGGTCAGATAAAATACCATTACCTGCATTTAGTCCGCAGGCAGTTGATAATTCAATGTTGGCCACGGCTGCTAACAAAGCAAAAAGCATACTCACAACCGGATTAAATTCAAGTGGATTGCCCAGTATTGGGTTGCTTGCTAGCCTAGGATCAGGAGTTACTAATCCTACCAATCTTGCACAAGCCGCCAATGCAATTTCAAACCGCCTACGCGGTTAACATAAATTGAGTAAATATAACTATGACAACATTTGTAGGTTTTAACACAATTAACCAGCCAAAAAAATTCACACTGGTGGATATGGAACTGGTCAAGCGTGATTTATTGAATGCATTTAACATACAACAAGGACAGCTTGTGGGACGTCCTGGCTACGGCACAGTGATTTGGAGTTATATTTTTGAAAATCAAACACAAGACACTGAGCGGGCAATACTAGCAGAAATACAGCGTGTGGCAGGCCAGGATCCTAGAATTTACATTCAATCAGCTGAAATGTTCCCACAGGACAATGGAATACTAATTCAATTGGCCATAACAATGGTTCCCGGACAAACTACTGAATTTTTAAGTTTGTTTTTTGATCAGCAAACTCAGCTAACAAGCTACGTATAAACATAAACTGGGTGGTTTATTTCTACCATAAATAATCTACAACATGGATTATTATGGCAAAGACTACTAGACAAACAACGGTATTTGGTGTTGAGGATTGGAAAAGGATCTATCAAACCTATCGTGAAGCTGACTTCCAGAGTTACGACTTTGAAACTCTGCGCAAGAGTTTTGTTGACTACGTACGGTTGTATTATCCAGAAACATTCAATGATTACATTGAATCATCAGAATTCATTGCTATTCTTGATGTAATGGCATTCATGGGCCAATCATTGTCCTTTCGTACAGACCTTAATACTCGTGAAAACTATCTAGACACAGCCGAACGCAGAGACAGCGTGGTTAAACTTGCCAACCTGGTCAGCTATACTCCCAAGAGAAATACAGAAGCATCTGGCTATCTCAAAGTGTTTTCTGTGCAAACTACAGAAAACGTCATTGACTACAACGGCATCAATTTAGCCAACATCACTGTTAATTGGGCTGACCCAACTAATTTTGACTGGCAAGAACAATTCAATGCCATTTTAAATGCAGCCTTGGTAAACACACAACGCATCGGCCGCCCGGGCAACAGAACAACCATACATGGCATTCGCACCGATGAATATACTGTTAATTTGGTATCTGGATATTTGCCTGTGTTACCTTATAGTGCAGTGGTTGACGGAATCAACATGCCGTTTGAGGCAGTAAGCGCCACGGCCGCAGGACTAGAAGCAGGATCAGAATATGTGTATGAGCCCAGTCCAGAACCCAATGGCAAATTTGGCATGTTATTCCGCAATGACCAATTGGGCTTTGCCAGCGACAACACAGGATTCTTTTTCTTGTTTAAACAAGGTGTATTGCAAAGTCAAGATTTTAACCTACCAGAACGCATTGCCAACAGAGCAGTTAACATCAACATTGAAGGTGTAAACAACACAGACCGTTGGTTGTATCAACTTGATAATGTTGGCACAATCACACGTGAATGGCAGTTTGTTGAAAGCGTGTATACCGCGGCAGCAGAACAGCAGGCATCACTGCGCCCAATATATTCTGTCACATCCAGAGTAAACGATCAAATCACATTAAATTTTGGCGATGGCGTATTCTCAGAAATACCAGTGGGATATTTCCGCTCATATGTCAGAGCTTCAAATGGATTGCAATATATTATCAATCCAGAAGAAATGCAAAATGTTATATTGAACGTGAGTTACATCAGTCGCTCCGGCCAAACTGAAACTCTTACGTTCACATGTGGAATCACTGAACCTGTGAGCAATGCACTGGCACGTGAAAGCATTGATGAAATCAAACAACGTGCTCCTGCTAGATACTACACACAAAACCGCATGGTCAACGGCGAAGATTACAATAACTTTCCGTTTACAGCATATAACTCTATTATCAAAAGCAAAGCATTAAATCGTGCTAGCATTGGAACAAGTCGGTATCTTGATCTAGTTGACAACACCGGCAAATACAGTTCCACCAACACGTTTGGTAGTGATGGTGCAATATACGAAAACAATGTATTGCCAACTGTTTTATTCAATTGGTTGACCACAAACGACATCAGCTACATCATAACCAACACAGTGCAACCCACTGTGGCCAAAGCACCTGCCACACAATTTTATTATGCAAACTATCCGCGTCCATCATTGACACCATTGGCTGTGAGTTGGAATCTAAGTACATCGCTGGCCAACGAAACAACAGGATATTTTAAAAATTCAGCAGGGACTCCTCAATCCATTGGCCCAAGTGCAAGCAATAACTTACAATATGTACAGGTTGGTAGCCTGGTTAAATTTGCTCCTCCAGCTGGATATTATTTTGATGCCAATAATAAATTAGTACAAGGCACGCCGACTCGTGCAGATGAAAAATTAACAATTTGGGCATCCGCAACTGCAATATATGTTGACGGCACAAATCAAGGACTGGGTAATTTTGACAATGGACTAGGTCCAGTGGTGCTCAATAACTATGTGCCAACAAATGCAATATGTGTTGAAGTTATTCCGTTGTTTAAAACAGATATTGGAACCACAGTACGAAATAGTGCTATAGCTCAAATTGAATTGTATCGTAATTTTGGATTAGGTTATGATAACTTAACAAGTGAGTGGTATATTATTACTGCAACTAATCTTGCAGTTGACGCAGACTGGAGTCAATCTTATACAGGTGACACATCTGGCGCCAATTTAGATGCCAGTTGGTTTGTGCAATTTGTCACCGACGGCGAAACATACACAATAACATCACGAGCACTAAACTACTATTTTGGCAGTGTACTTGAAACAAGATTTTTCTTCTACGGTGACGAACAAATTTATGACAGCAGAACAGGAACAACAATTAGAGATTTTGTTCGTGTGCTAAAAACAAATAGTCGACCAGATTCTAACTTACCTCTTGAAAGTGATGTAACATTGCGCATCATTGATCAACCAGTACAACCCGACGGTTATGTTGATGATTACCAGGTGCTGGTGTCTTGGCAAGATAGAGATGCAGATGGTGTGCCTGATGATCCTGATTTCTTTAATACTATTGTTGCACCCAATGTAAATCCCACAGCCAAGCGTGTTTTCTTCCAGCAGATAGTTGATTTTGATAATCTAGAACGGTATGTACTGGTGGCTTCGGGCATTGTCAATGATGATTATGCAACACTAGATGATATTGAATTGGTAAAAGCACAGTACATTCCCGGGCAAGTATTTTACGCTTATGGAATTTTTAACTCCTCAACGAACGAATATTCTACACCACCTGTATTTTATCAATTAACAGAAACCACAACAGGAACAACACAGTTATCAATAGTTACTGATTATATAACTCGAATTGGTCGACAAGACTTGTATTATCAATACAGACACAATAGCTCTCTGACAAATAGAATTGATCCTGGATCATCCAATATTATTGATTTGTATGTTGTCACACAAGATTACTACACAGCTTATAGAAATTACATTGTAGACTCAACCAATACAATACCGGAGCCAACTCCACCTTCAATTGATCAGCTAACTACTCAGTATGCAGGATTACAAAACTACAAAATGATTTCTGACAACTTAATTGTAAACCCTGTTGTATTCAAACCGTTGTTTGGAGCCAAGGCCGCTGAGCAATTGCGAGCAACTATTAAAGTTATCAGAGCGTCAGGCTCAACTGCATCTGTGAGTGAAATCAAGAGCACAGTGGTTGCTAACTTAGATGCGTATTTTGCAATTGAAAATTGGGATTTTGGAAATATATTTTATTTCTCAGAATTAAGTGCATATCTACATGCACAAATGGGTGACATAGTAAGCTCAGTGGTATTAGTGCCACTGAATCCGCAAAAGAGTTTTGGAGATTTGTACGAAATCAGATCGGCCCCCAATGAAATTTTTGTTAATGCCGCAACAGTGTCAGATATTTTAGTAATCGAAGCATTAACAAGCACAAACCTTAGAACCGCCCCAGGCAGTGGAGTAATTTAATGGCAAAAGTGAGAACTGTAGATTTCTTACCAGAAATATTTCAAACACCTACCAATAAACAATTTTTGGCAGCCACACTGGATCAACTGGTCCAAGAGCCAAAATTTAAAAAAACACAAGGGTATGTTGGTCGTAAAATTGGACCCGGTGTCAATGCCGACGATCGTTATGTAATTGAGCCCACTGCTAGCCGCAATGATTACCAGTTAGAGCCTGGTGTCATAATAAAAAAGACAGACTCAGACGCAATTAAAGATGCAATCACATACCCAGGTATTAGTGATGTATTATCTACCCAAGGAGCATTTACTGAAAATAGCGATAGACTCTACACCAGTGAATATTATGCCTGGGATCCTCTAGTTGATTTTGACAAATATGTAAATTTTAGTCAATACTATTGGCTGCCCGGCGGTCCATTGTCCGTCAACATCAGCGCCACAGGCATTCCGTTAACTAACTCTTACACAGTAACACGACAAAATGGAGTCTATAACTTCAGTGGATATGCTGATAACAATCCCAACATCACTTTGTTACGTGGCGGCAATTACACATTTAATGTTTCTCAAAATGCCACAGAAACTGTAAATTATCGAGTCACAGCCGCCACAACTTCGGCCTACATTGTTGATTATCAACCAAATCCCGCACTAACTTTTGTCCGTGGCAACACCTATGTGTTTAGTTTGAATCTTGACGTGGTATCTCCAATGTGGATTAAAACTGTTGCAACCCAAGGTGTCGGCAATGCTTATTCATCTGGGGTTTTGCGCAACGGTTCACAAACAGGAAATATTACATTTACAGTTCCCTTGGATGCTCCTGACACATTGTACTATGTCAGCGAAACACAATTCAACATGCAGGGCACAATTACTGTGGTTGATGGTACTCCGGGCACTGGACCTGGATTCTGGATACAGGAAGAACCCGGTGTGGATGGTACATTACCGTGGTCTCAAAATATCAGCAGTAGAGATGTGCTTGGTGTTATCAACAACGGTGAAGATCTTGGCGCAGTAACATTTAATGTTCCGTTGTCAACTGCTCAAGATTTTTACTATTCGTTAACAAGCATTGGATCAGTTGATCTTGTTACCGGCCTGACATTTGAACAAATCAACAATGTTTTCCTGTCTGAGTTTTTTACAGCCAATCCCACAGGCATTGACGGCATCACAAACTTGAACGGGCGCACTGTTGCATTTGTTAACAACAACAGCGGTGATGGATGGTCAATTGTGTCACAATTTGATCCGTTGCCCAATGCTGGAAACGTTCAGAGTGGACTTGGATCTTTTGACAGCACACCATTTGCATTATCAGTGCCACTGACCCAGGAACAACGTTACAGCATCTGGCAAATTGAATATGTCACATCCGCAGGTGGGCAACAGTATATCAAATTGAATCCGGCTTTGTCAGTTGCTGAATTAGAAAAATTTAGTGTGTTATTTGGCAATCAATATGCAAACACTGAATGGTATAAAACGTCAGACGATATATTTTTACAAGTACCATTATTGACAGCCATCAGAAGTGTGCTATATTATCAAGACGGGACAGACCCTGGCATTTTTGGACAAATTCGCTTGATTGACCAAGAGGCTGCAAGCACAATTTTTATCGAAGATATAATAGGACAAAAAAATTACACCAGTCCCAATGGAGTTGTTTTTACAAACGGACTCATAGTTCAATTTCGTGGGTCAACCTTTCCATCCAGTTATACAAACAACGAGTATTATGTTGAAGGTGTTGGCACAGCAATTCAATTGTTAGCAGTCAAAAATTTTGTTACTCCTGGCGAATATACACAAAGTCTGCCGGTTCCGTTTGATAGTGTACCTTTTGGTGACGCCGCATTTGATGCATCAGACAATGCACCATTGATCCCGGATTATATAACAATAAGTAGAGCCAGTCCAGACCGCAATCAATGGTCATTGCTGAATCGCTGGTTCCACATAGATGTTATCAATGCCAGTGCCGCATACAACAACGTGGTCCCGGTACTTGATAACAATTACCGAGCCAAGCGACCAGTGTTGGAATTTGATGCTGGTCTTAAATTATTTAATTTTGGAACAGAAGGCAAAGCGGCAATCAACATCATTGACTTTAACACCACCGATGCATTGAGCACAGTCAATGGAACAATTGGATATGGGTCAGATGGTTACCAATTTGTCAATGGATCAAGAGTTGTTTTTGCAAACGACAACGACCTGCAAGTTAGAAATAAAATCTATCTAGTTTCTTTTATACAACCAGATGATTTGCCCACTTCTCAACCCATTATTAATCTCACTGTGGCTACTGACGGTGATGTGCTTGTAAATCAAGTGGTTACTATATTAAATGGCAACACGCAACAAGGGTTGTGTTATTACTTTGACGGCGTAGACTGGATCTATGCCCAACAGAAGACTGCAATCAACCAACCACCGTTGTTTGATGTTTATGATGCTGATGGCATAAGTTTTAGTAATTCAATAAAATATCCAAGTTCAACTTTTCTAGGTAGCAAATTGTTTAGTTACGCTACAGGAACAGGTGCGAGAGATCCTGTGTTAAGATTTCCGTTACGTTACTTGAGTCTGAATAATATTGGTGATATCGTTTTTGACAATAATTTTTATACCGACACGTTTGTATATGTTACCAACAACAACGGAATTACTGCCAACATAAGTGATGGATTTGCATATCAGTATGCAACTCGTGTCGCATACTCCAGAAAGATTGGATGGCAAACAGCCGTTACACTAAGCCAGATACGCCAGCAATTCCAATTCACGTATGATGCTAGACCGTTACAACTTGATATCAATGTTCCACCTAACACTGTAGTTCCAGCTATCCAGATTTATGTAGGAAACGAATTTGTATTACCTGCCGACTACACATTTACAACAACATCAACTACGACTACAATCACTCTGAATAACACTTATGTAATTGGATCTGTGATTGAAGTATCGGTATTAAGTGATCAAGTTAGTAATACTGGATTCTACGAAGTTCCTGTTAACTTAGAAAACAATCCGCTGAATAACAACAGCTCTAATTTTACCTTGGGCACAGCCAGAACACATTATCAGAGCATTGCTGAGAACCTAATAAATTTCCAGGGAAAAATTAACGGCGCTAACAACATTAGAGATTTAGGTGATGTTGTTCCATATGGCACAGTTATATTACAACAAAGTGCACCAATGACACTGGCAGGTTTCTTCATGAGAGACCAAGAATATGATATTTTTAAATCGTTGGAATTCAACGATAGAGAATATAATAAATTTAAAAACAGAATGTTGGAGAATGTTATTCGCAGTGAGTGGGGGACATTTACTGCCAGCCAAATTCTTGATGCTGTTGTGACAGACATGAATATTGGTAAAAGCAATATCAACAGTTTCTTTTATAGTGATATGTTGCCCAGTGGAAACGTATACACAGATACAGTGTACACAGTAACTCCTATTACCACAGGAACATTTGACACAATACAGACTTACACATTTACGTCTGCTAATTTCTTAGGATTGTTAGTTTACCTAAATGATGCACTGTTAACATTAAATTATGATTATACAGTGGCCACAGATGGCCCAAGAATTACAATTACTGTTCCGCTGGCGGTGGGCAACACAATTACTGTTCGCGAGTATTCCACAACAACTGGAAATTTTATCCCAAACACACCTACTAAATTAGGTTTATATCCTGCTTTTAAACCAGAGATATATGTAGATACCAGTTATGTTAATCCTACCACGGTCATACGAGGTCACGACGGCAGTATCACTGCCGCGTTTGGTGACATACGTGATCAGGTGCTGTTGAATTTTGAACGTAGGATTTTTAACAATTTAAAAACACAAGACAATCCTGTTCCTCTTGTGGCCAGCGATGTGATCCCAGGCTATTTCCGTTCAACTGATTACACTGCGTCAGAAATTACAAGTATTTTAAGTGAAAGTTTCTTGACCTGGGCAGGCCAAAACAAACTTGATTATAAAACACAGCAGTATATTTCAACTAATGAATTTACATACAATTACAGTCAAGCAGGTGACAAGCAATTTAACAATCCATTGTTGGGCGCTTGGCGCGGAATCTACAGAGATTTTTATGATACACTGAGTCCAAGTACAACACCATGGGAGATGTTGGGATTTAGTCAAATGCCCACCTGGTGGACCACTCGTTACGGACCACTGCCGTACACTCAAGACAACTTGGTGCTATGGGACGACATTCAGGCAGGGTATGTTGCAGATCCAATTGTGCCATACACTATAGAAAAATACAAACGGCCAAACTTAACCACATATTTTATTCCTAGTGGTACTGAAGGTGCATTGCTATCTCCTCTTGACAGTGTGGTTGGACAATATGATCCGTATGCATTTAAAATGAGCTGGGTCGTCGGCGATGGCGGCCCTGTAGAAGCTGCTTGGTGGACAAGTTCAAGCTATCCTTTTGCTGTCATGCGCCTGCTGGCATTGACACGCCCTGCTGAATTCTTTAGTTTGTTTGCAGATCGTGACCTTTATAGATACGATGCAGACATAGGACAGTTTCTGTACAACAGTCGTTATCGTCTTGACGCCAATGGCGTAGAAGTATACGGTGGGCATATCAATGACAATGGTACTATTACTCCTGTTAGTAAAGCAAGTTACATCAACTGGATTGTTGATTACAATCAACAATTAGGCATCAATTCAACCGATGCCCTGCAAGCATCATTGGCAAACCTTGATGTTCGCTTGTGCTGGAGAACAGGTAGTTTTACTGACAAACAGTATCTTAAAATTTACACCGAACGATCAAGTCCTAACAGCTTGAATTCTAGTCTATTGTTGCCAGATGAGAGCTATAACTTATTATTATATAAAAATTCTCCGTTTTCGGCCATCTCATACAGTGCTGTAATTATTCAACAAACTGATAACGGGTATGCGGTGCTTGGTTACAGCACGACTGACGCATACTTTAATATATTAGCAAGTCGATCCAATGGAGTACTGCAGACTGTGGCGTCAGGCGGCAGCACAGTTCGTGTTCCCGCACAGTACACAACAGACGTTGTGCAAGTTCCTTATGGATTTGTGTTTACAAATCAAGCGTCGGTAGTTGACTTCTTGTTAAGCTATGGAAAATATCTTACCAATCAAGGGTTAGTGTTTGGAGAAGACAGAGAAAACGGCTATCCTCTTGATTGGCAACAAATGGCCCGGGAATTTCTATACTGGGCAAATCAAGGATGGGCTGTCAATAGTTTAATCAATTTAAATCCAGCCGCAATTCAATTGATTGCAGAAAGACCCGGCGCTGTTGTTGACAATGTGCTGATTCAGACTCCTGAAAATATCATGTTGAATCAAAATCGCCTGCCATTCAACGCAAGAGACCTAGTGATTGAACGACTAGACAATAGATTTAGTGTAAAAAGCGCAAACGGCCAATCCATTGCTTATGCTAATTTGAGATTTATAAACTACGAGAGTATTGTAATATTAGACAATATTAGTATTTTTGCCGATTTGATTTATAACCCTGTTACTGCCGCAAGACAAAATCGTGTTAATGTAATAGCCGTGACCACAACTGAATGGAACGGCACGCTGGATGCACAAGGATTTATTTTAAATCAAGACAATATTCAATTGTGGGCTCCAAATCGCAAGTATGCCAAAGGTGAAATTGTTAACTACAAAAATAACTATTGGTCCGCACAAGAAATTATTCAACCTAAACTTGAATTTGCATACGCCAACTGGGTCAAAAGTGACTATACCAAAATACAAAAAGGTCTGTTGCCAAATATTGCAAACAAAGCAGATCAGTTGGCCAATAGCTATAATACACAAACAGCAAATCTTGAACAAGACAACGATTTACTAAGTTACGGACTGATTGGATTCCAGCCTAGACAATACATGGTTGCATTAAACCTTGACGATACAAGTCAAGTTAATCTATACCAGCAGTTCATTGGAATCAAAGGTACTATTTTAAGTGCTGAAATATTTACAGGTGCAAATCTCAGTAAGGAAATCGCTGATTATCAGATTTACGAAAACTGGGCAGTGCTTCGCGGAACATACGGCGCCAATGCCAACAGAAGCTACTACGAATTGCAACTAAATGAATCATTGTTGCAAAGCGATCCAGCCACTATTCAAGTTGTTGTTCCAGGCGAAACAAGCATTGCTAACCAAAGCATATTGCTGAGCAATGTCTGGAGAGAAAGTTACAAGTTAACATCGCCTGACATTCTTCCTACAACAACCACATCTATCACAGATACTGCGCTGCCAAGTGCAGGATATGTCAACATTGATGATGTTGATATAACAGTATTTTCTTTAGATGATCCAAGCACTATTGCGGCAGATCTAGATAACATTGGAAATGGCACACGTATTTGGGTGGCCAAAACCAACAGTTATGACTGGAATGTGTATCGTGCAACAGGCACACCCGGAAGAATTACTCGAGTAGCCGACAATCTTGATGGCACAAGTTTGGTTACCTTCTCTACCATACACAATTTAACAATAGGCCAGATTTTAATTGTTCGATTCTTTAACGATGCATTCAATGGCGTATATCGTGTGTTGACCACACCGTCGCCTAATACGCTAACTGTTGCTTATGTTTTTGCCAACAACAACCAAAGTGTTATCACAGGGACTGGACTAGGATTTTATCTTGATACCATGCGTGTTACACAAGCTAGCGATATCAACAATTTATCATATGCCAATGATTTGGTACCTGGTGCATTGGCCTGGGTTGACAACAACGGATCAGACTTATGGGAAGTGTTAGAAAAGCAAGATGTATTTGCATCACCATATGTGATAACTCCCCCAACACTTGATGATAATTCGGCATTTGGCGCCAGCATTGCCCAGTCAATTGATAATATTTCTGCATTGGTTGGCGTACCATTCCAGGATCCACGTGGAGCAGTACAACCATACCTGGTGGGCCTGGCATCGCAATACGAAGCAACACAGGTGATATTACCATCTGCAGTTGACACAGAAGGATTTGGAAATTCGGTTGACATTGGTAATCAGACATGGTCTGTTATTGGTGCAAGCCTTAGTGCAAATGGTGTAGGATATGTCACTGTGGTGTACCGTGCACCTGCAAGCAATGAATTTGTTCAAACACAATTATTAGTTGCACCAGACTGGGCCACTAGTGCCGGCGGGTTTGGAGCATCTACAGTTGTCAGCCTGGATGAACGCTGGATCTATGTTGGTGCATCAACAGAGTCAGCAGTTTATGCTTATGGCAGAGTTGACGTGCAATCTCAATTCATAACATACGTAGCCGATGGCGTCACAACATCATTTAATTACAATAATAATATTGTGATAGACAATGATGAGCAATTAAAAGTTACTATTAACGACACAGTTAAAACTCTAGGAGTAGATTACACTGTAAACGATATTGCAGTGGCCTTCACACAACCACCGGCTCAAGGTGTACGTATCACAATTTCTCGCATTGAAGAAACTGAACTAGACACATCAATATACACTGCCACGTTTGATTTGTCTCCTTACCTGTACACTGCTACTAGTATTGATGCATTTACAATTTTTGTAACTGGTGTAATGCAACGACCTGGCATAGATTACACATTTGATGATTTAACAAAAATTGTGACATTTGAAGCAGGATCTGTTCCACCAGTTGATTCCAAAGTTGTAGTTACTGCAAGTTCTTATTTTAAATATGTTGATAAAATTTCCGGCACAGCATCAACTAACTTTGGATACAGTATTGCACCATCGACCGATGGACGACAAATTGTCATAGGGTCGCCCAACACAACTGTGGACAGTATCCAGTCTGGAGCCACTTATGTCTATGATCGAAGCATATTAAAATATCAAATATCGCCTAGTGATATTACAGATACTACATTCCCGTTGCCAACCGGTTGGAAACCACCTGTATCAGTATTGGTTAACAATGCATTTTTAACTGATGCAAGTCAATTTATCAACGGAGAATTTAATGTAGTTGGCAATGCTGTTGTGTTAACATCAGCGGTGACTCTGGCAGTTGGAGATATTGTATCAATTGAAAATAACATAATTAAACCAGTGCAAGAAATTACTGTTACTTCTAGCTGGGACTATGTTAATCAAACCCAGACTAATGGTGCAATTGCACAATCGCAATTTGGATATTCTGTTGATTTGTGTCCAAACAATTGTAGCATCTATGCTGGTTCGCCACAAAATACAAACAATAATTCCGGGTCTGTTCAACGCAATGTTAACCAATCTCGTGTGTACGGAACAATATCATCGCCTGTTGCTAATCCGGTGTTGACCCCAGGTGATACCTTGCGTGTTGACAACTACGAAATTACTGTGCCAGCAAGCCCTGACAATACTGTAGCAGGATTAGTTGGTGCAATCAACAGTGCCAATGGCAATGTCGGCGTTCCTAATGTCATTGCAACAGCATCAGCAGACTTGCTTTTTACAACTGATGGAGTTACAAAAACATTTGATATTGGCGTAACATATTCTCAATACAATAATTACACACCTGTAGTTTACTTAAACGATGTATTGCAAGAATTAAATGTTCAGTACACATACAATAATACAACAGGCATTATTACATTCACTAATATTCCAACAGTTGGAAAAATTGTGCAGGTGGTTTCTGGCATACTGACCTTGAGTGTTATAAATGCCAGTGCAGTGCTTAATTTTAACAAATTAACTGTATTACCCGGTACCTTTGGTACAGCGTTTACAGACATTGGTTTTGTGAACTATCCTTACACTCAAACTATTACAAGTCCAAACCCAAGCCAGTATGCTAGATTTGGATCAACTGTATGTGTTGATACCACAGCATCAACATTGGTAGTTGGTGCACCGCGCGGCAACATGTACCAGCCAGTTACATTTGATGATGGAACCACATACTTTGACGATCGTAGCACAATATTTTCCACCACAGTAACACAAAGCGGAGTGGCATATACATTTGATTATTTGCCCAGCTCGTCTGATACCATATCAAATCCTGGTAAATTTGTATTTGGACAACAGTTATACAATACAAACACATACGAATTAGATCAATACGGAACAGCTATTAGCTACGTTACTGGAAGATTATTAATAGGCTCACCTGGCAGTGAGCTGGAATCAGACTCAACTGCCAATTACGGAAGAGTACTTGTGTTTGAAAATCCAACAAGAACACCTGCTTGGACCGTTAAACATATTCAGACTCCGGTGGTTGACGTTTCTTTGTTGAATTCTGTGTACATGTACAACAAACTTGAATCAGACATTACAAGTTACTTGGATTTCTTTAATCCCCTACAAGGAAAAATATTAGGCGTTGCCCGTGAAAATATTGACTATATTGGCGCCGTTGACCCAGCAAACTACAACAATGGACCTGTACGCAATGTTGGTAACTCGTGGGGCACAATGCAAGTTGGACAAATATGGTGGGATACCAATTTAGTCAGATTCATTGATCCAAATCAAGACAACATTGTGTATGCCAGCCGTCGTTGGGGACAAGTTTTCCCAGGCAGTCGAGTTGACATATACCAATGGATAGAAAGTGATGTCCTGCCAGCAAATTACACAGGTCCTGGAACACCGTTGAGTGTGTTGAGTTACACAACTCGCGCTGAATTAAACACAGAAAATATATTTGCCACACGATACTATTTTTGGGTTCGTAATATTGCAACAGTGAATACAGTTGCAGGCAAAAAACTCAGCACTACTGCCATTGCCAATTACATTGAATATCCAAGAGCCAGTGGTATTGCTTATTTGGCTCCACTTGATGCCAGCACAGTAGCAATCTATAATGTGCTTGATCTTATCAGTGCTCAAGAAACTATACTCCATATTGAATACGATCGTATGGTCAACGACGACAATGTTCACCAAGAATATGAATTAATTGCCGCAGACCGTGCAGATAGTTTCCTAAGTGGTAATTTATATTTAAAATTACAAGACAGTTTCTGTGGCGCTAACAGTGTTGGTGCCAGTGTGCCAGACACAGGATTAAGCCCTGCCATGCGATATGGTGTGCAATTTCGTCCACGACAAAGTATGTTTGTTGATCGATTTAGTGCACTCGAAAACTACCTTGGCCGAGCCAATACTATTTTAGCACAGTATCCGGTTGCTGAAACAAAAAGTTTTGCATTGCTCAACAGTAGCGAACCAGAACCAACAGCAAGCTCTAATGCCTGGAACAAGCGTGTGGCATCCATTACAGAACTAGGTTATCAAAACTTAGATTTGGTACCATATGGCTATAGGTATCTGGTTGTGACTGACACAACTCAATCAGGACTGTGGACAATTTACGAAGTCACAGAAGGAAACTCAGTTGGCAGCAAGATCCTGGTGCTGATTCGTGTACAAAATTATGACACTCGTCAATATTGGTCATACATTGACTGGTACATGACTGGCTACAATAGCACAATAAATCCTGTTGCCACCGTGCCAAACTATGCTGGACTATCAGGAGTAACACTAACCACAGCGCCCATAGGCGCCAGCGTTAAAGTATCCAACGTGCCCGGTACTGGTAAATTTGAAATTTATCAACGAACAGACACCGACTGGACTCGTGTTGGCGCACAAGATGCCACAATTAGATTTAGTAATAAATTATGGGATTATACCGCAGGCAACTTTGGATTTGATGAAGAAGTTTTTGATGCGCAGTATTTTGACCAAGAACCAATTATTGAAACCCGAAGAATTATTCAAGCCATCAACGAACAATTGTTTGTTGATGAATTGGCAATTGAACGCAATCGTTCGTTGATATTGGTGTTTGAGTATGTGATGAGCGAGTTCTCCTCACCAGAATGGTTGCAGAAAACAAGTTTAATTGATGTTGACCACAAGATTCGTAACCTAGTGCCATATCAGTCATATCGACAAGACAATCAAGACTTTGTATTAAATTACATACAAGAAGTCAAGCCTTACCATACACAAATTCGTGAATTTAATTTGTCATACAATGGTAATGATATATTTGCTGGAGCATTGACTGACTTTGATGTGCCGGCGTTCTGGGACGCTACATTAACAGTGCCGCAATTTATTGCTCCGGTATTGCTGCCTTATACACAATCAACTGCCAATAGTGGCACAAATTTCAATGCTGATACACCAGCTGATTCAACTATATGGGCAACTACTCCGTGGCAATATTGGTACGACAACTACACGTTAACTGTGACAGATGTTGTGGTTACCAACCCCGGAAGTGGTTATCAAGATCCACCAGTGATTACAGTTACAGGTGATTGTGTTACACCTGCAGAATTTACTGCGGTAATCAACGGCGCCGGAGAGTTGTTTAGTGTTATTATTACCAACCCCGGGAGTGGCTATATTACCACGCCTATATTGACACTCACTGGCGGCAACGGTACAGATGCCACCGCAGCGGTAACAATGACAAATGCACTGATTCGTCAGTTCAAGACCACAATAAAATATGACAGATATCAATACGCATCTGATTTAGTTGACTGGGAACCCAATGTTACCTATGTCAACGGAACACAAGTTAGATACTTGAATCGTGTTTGGGAAGCCAACAACACCAGCGGATCCAGTGTCAACAGTTCTACATTTGATCCAGACCAATGGCTCATAGTTGATGCCAGCACATTGAGCGGCGTTAACCGTACAATGGGATTCTATAATCCTACTGCTGACCAACCTGGATTAAGCTTGCCGTTGTTGATTGACGGAGTAGAATATCCAGGTGTGCAGATGTACGGAGTTAACTACAACGTTGGTCCTGGATTTGATATAAATCCATTTGACAGCCAACCGTTTGACAACTTGGCATACCTTCCAGACGGCCTGCCAACATTTGATACAAGTATATTGGATGCCATCTACGAAAGTCCATATAACGATGCTTATCTAGGAACACGCCCAACCAGTATCAATCCTGAAGGCGGCGGATACATCGACACATATTCAAGTTATGCTCCAGAAGAACTTGTTCCTGGTAGCGAATTCGACACACTTGACCTACGTGTGTACACCACACCCGGCGCTGACTGGGCACGTGACGGACACGGTTTCCGATCCGAGGTTATTAAATTCTCGGCAGCATCACTGACAGAAACATTTAGTTTTGCAGGCATAGAGCCTGTCACAGCAACATTGCTAGTTACAAATCAAAACACACGGCTAGATTTGGTGTTAGATGTTGATTACACAGTGTCCTGGGCAGATGCTACTATTACACTAATCAACAGTGGTAATACCAATATTGGTGATGTTGTGGTAATTACATTGTTCCAAATTGGTGGCGGAAACCAGTTATTCAAGCGTTCTTATAACGGAGATGAAGTTGGTAATTCATTGATAGTGCCTGTGCAATATTCGTTGATCAACAACTTTGTTATTTTTGTAAATGGCAATTTAATTAATGATTATACATTTGCGGTTAATAACACCATATCCACTGTGATAACATTTGGTAACACTTACGACATTACAGATTACCTAATGATTGCGGCAATTGGGCCCACTACCATCGATGATACATTGGTAAACTACAACTGGTCTGTACCCGTCACACAGTATATCATTGGTACCAGTGGAAACTATGTGTACACACTAACCAATAGCATGGCGTATACAAATCCTGACATGGCGTATGTTACAGTAAATGGTCTTCGTGTTAGAACTCCTGCATCGGCTGAATATTATGCTGACGGAACCAGTCAATATCTATTGCCTGAAAGATTAGGATTCAGCCAAGAGCTTATTGCTGACACCGAAGTACGTGTGTATGTCAATGACATTCCGCAGATTTTAGGAATCAATTTTACAGTTGAGCCATACGATCAGTATACTCCTCGTGCTGTGATATTTGATTCTACACCGTCCGATGGTGAAGTTATTCTAGTTGTGGTGACAACAAACTCGCAAGCAACAATCACTGGAAATCAACTGCTGTTCAATCAGTATGGTGGATTAGTTCCATCAAACGGTGACGTAATTGCAGTTACAAGTTTCAATGATACTCGTCAGCAAAATATTTTAACACAAGTGTTTGTTGGTCCTATAGGCGGATTAAAAACATTTGCCGAAGGGTATAGTAGCACCGACTATGATGTTGGAACAACAACCAATGAACCTGGATCATACGACTATTCAGCAACAGAGACAGTTTATCTAAACGATTTGGTACTGGAACAAGCAAACGTTGATCCTGACAGATTAATTGTAACACTAAATGGTCACCGTTTGTTTGTGAACATCGGATTTACTTTGGTAAACAATGAAATTATATTGCCAGGTGGTTATATTTTAAATGCCAATGATGTAGTAATGGTCACAGAATTTACTAATAGTGTTGCTCCAGAAGCAATGGCATTCCGTATATTCCAAGACATGCGAGGAGTACAAGCCACATACCGCATTACGCCTGCAACTACCACATACTTGACTCAAGATCTAAGTGATACAGATGACACAATTCATGTGTTCGATGCGTCAGCATTAAACATTCCAAATTTACCAAACAACATTTGGGGACTGTTAACAATCAATGGTGAACGTATCATGTATAGAAATCTAAATCTTGAAGCTAACACTGTCAGCGGATTGCGCCGGGGAACAGCAGGAACAGGTGCGGCAGATCACACCATTGGCGCAGATGTATATAATATCAGTCGAGGAAACTTGTTGCCTGTGCAGTATCAAAACTATATTCTCAGCACAAGCGAACTAGCAAACGGTACGCAGACTGAATTTATTGCGTCGAACATTGACCTGGACAATGAAGATAGCACAACCATTGATGAAGCAGTTGAAGTGTATGTAGGCGGCATATTGGTAACCAGTGGGTACTCAATCACGCTTGATAATCCTGTTGTAGTGGTATTTGATACTGCTCCGCCCGCCGGAGTTGAAGTTACAATACTTGTACGCCAGGGTGTTACTTGGTATGCGCCTGGCGTTGGTACGCCAAGCAATGGTGTTGCACTACAAGATACCAACACACAGGCAGCAAGGTTTTTACGGGGTCAATAATCAAGGTAAATAAAATATGACTCAAAATACAACACAACAGCAGCCAGCGGCACCAGCTAAAAAACCCAACGAAACAGGATCAATTTCTGTTGAAGGGCATATTCGTATTTTTGATCCAAAAACCAAAGAAGTTATAGTGGAGAAAAGAGCATGATTATTCAGCCCGGACTGGCCAAAATTGAAGGATTTTTAAAAATTCACGATCCCAATACAGGGGAAGTATTAGTAGATAAAAAGAATGCAATTCACTACGAAAACATGTCCTACGCAATGGCTCAAACTTTGAGCAATCGTACTTCTGCCCAGGGCGGTGGTTGGATATATTCAATGGCGTTTGGCAACGGTGGATCCAGCGTGGATCCCACAGGTATTATTACATATTTGCCCCCAAACACCACAGGTCAAAATGCTAATTTATACAACGAAACTTATGCCAAAATTGTAGATGACAATTCTGCCGCAAACACAGATTCTGCCAATAACAAAATGACAGTGTTGCACACGTCAGGCAAGGTTTACACAGATATTTTGGTAACATGTTTGTTAGATTATGGAGAACCTCCTGGTCAGCAAGCATTTGATAACAGCACAAATTTCAGCGGTGAATATGTGTTTGACGAGCTGGGATTAAAATCATGGAATGGCAGTGCCACAAATTTGCGTCTGCTCACCCACGTAATATTCCATCCAGTGCAAAAAAGTTTGAATAGACAAATACAAATTGATTATACAATTCGTATACAAACTCTAACGAACCTTAGTGCAGCATAAATATGGATATATAATTACGTTATAAATACACTTAACGGAGTAGGATACAAATGTCATATACAATTAATTTAACCGATGGTAGCATATTTGCAACAATTGCAGACGGTACTATCAACACTGCCAGTTCAATGGTACTGGTTGGTAAAAACTACGCTGGCTACGGCGAATTTTTAGATGAAAACTTCATCCACTTGCTGGAAAATTCATCTAATACCACAGCCCCGGGTGCTCCTTTAACAGGACAACTTTGGTGGGACTCGGCCTCCGGGCTGATGAAAGTGTACAACGGCGCAAGCTGGAAAACAATTTCTTCTGCCACTGCTTCTAGTACTGCACCAACTGGAAATGTCATTGGCGATTTATGGTACGACACAGTTAATGCACAGTTAAAAGTTTGGACAGGTAGTGTCTGGTTGCTGGTTGGACCACAGTTTACTCCCGGAACAGGCAAGTCCGGTGCCATTGTTGAAACAATTACAGATAATGCCGCAACTTCGCACGTTGCAGTTGTATTGTATGTGTCAGGTGATGTTGTTGGAGTTGTCAGCAAAGACACTGCTTATACTCCTAGTCCGGCAATTTCTGGATTTACAACAGTTCGCCCAGGCATTACACTTGCTACCACAATTGCTACTATTCCGCAATTGTTCCAAGGCACAGCAACAGAAGCCCAATCATTGGATGGATATGGCGCTACAGATTTCTTGTTAAAAAACGCAGCCGAAACCACTACTGGTACATTTGGTGTATTAAACAACACAGGATTGTCTGTTGGTGCTAATCAAGACTTGAGACTTGGTGTAACAGGCGTAAATGGTATAATTTACAATCAAACAGCCAATGGAAATATTTCGTTCAACGTTAACATTGCAGGTACACCTACTACTGTTATGACAATCAATGGTGCCACAGGCACTATTAGTGGTACAAATATCACTGCTCAATATGCTGACGTTGCAGAACGTTTCCATGCAGATGAAGTGTTAGAAGCCGGCACAGTTGTGCAACTAGGTGGAGACAAAGAAATTACCAAAGTTACTGCTGAACTTAGCGAAAGTGTGTTCGGTGTCATAAGTACACGAGCAGCTTATTTGATGAACAGCATGGCCGGTTCCAACGAAACACATCCTCCTGTTGCTATGACAGGACGTGTGCCTGTTAATGTTGTTGGCACAGTTAAAAAGGGCGATCGCCTGGTGTCAGCTGGTAACGGTTTGGCACGAGCTGCCAAAATAAATGAAGCTACTGCATTTAACGTCATTGGACGTTCCTTGGTTGATAAATTAACAACAGACCAAGGCATTGTTGAAGCAATTGTCAAAATTAACTAATAAGGATTTAGAATGACATATTCACAAGGAAGCACAATACTAGCAACAGACTATAATGGGTTTGTTAGTACCAATGCCGCAAACGTAAACGCACAATGGTCCACAGGCGTCACTACATTTGGTTATGGTGAAACTACCATTGACACAGTTGCCGCACTGGCAACTATTACAGCTACACAATGGTCTTCGCTGAACAGCAAGATTTCATCCATGGCCAGCCATACTGGTACTAGTATTACCAGTAGAGCAAACCCCACAGCTGGTAATACTATTACTATCTTGGCTGCTTTGAATACTGATATTACAAACATCAATGCCAATCGCGGTAATGCTGTTGCCAGTGGTACACAATATACCACAATCAGTGGTAGCAATAGCAAAACAACCGGCACAGGTTCTGGTGCTAGTGCTTGGACAATCACATTTACGTCAACTGTTACCTGGGCCAGTGCCAATGCCGCTCGTTATTTCTTCAACGCAGGTGGGCGCATTAAAGTACAAACCAGCAAATCCTCAACTGGTCAACTTGCTGATGCAGAATGGAATGACTTGGCTACTACGCTATGTGGCGCTATCTTTATCACAGGTGGCGGCGCATTGGGCACACAAACTATTGCCGCTACTCCATACACAGGTACAACCAAAGTAGGCGGTACAGGAACACCAACTATTTTGACAACCACAACTGGTTGGTACAACCTCAGCACAAGCGACACCAACATCTATAAACAATTTGCAGATACCGCACCATACACAGGACAATTCATTAACCACGCTGCCAAAACAGCAGGCACAGGTACACAATTGGTAATAACATCAACCTGGACTGATCCAGGCGGCTCGGGCGCAGGTTCTAGTGACGCTATTTCAGGTGGTACAGCAAGTTCTGGCGCTACACCAGGCACAGCACCATGTACTATTGTGACATATTTCCCACCAAGTAGCACTTATCTAACTAGTGCGGCATGGGGCACACCAACTATTGCATCATCAGTTGCTTGATTGATCAACTTAGTTTACCAAAAGGGCCCGTGGGCCCTTTACTTTTATCAAAAATTCCTGTATAATTATCACTATGAATACTGAACAATTAGTTGCACATGCCAGGGCAAGGTTTGATCACGCAACTGCACGACGCTTACTTAAAGAAAAATATCAAGGCCGAATGATCTTTGCCTATGCCGGAGGCATGTGGTCAGCCGATCCTGAATTGTTAACTGTGTTAGCAGTGTGCCCAGACGAAACGGCTGTGTTGCTAGATCTGTATGATACCCCGGTAAAGGTTGATGTTAGAGAACTTGAACTGGCAGCACAACAACGTTGGCAAGAGCAAATGAATGCTTGGTTGATTGAGTACACAGAACAAAGCAAAAAAAGATGACTCAAGGCGTATTGATATTTGCCTTCAACAATGAAGAAACAGATTATGTAGCCATGGCTGAATGGTCGGCTAAAAATATTCGTAGACATTTAAATCTTCCGGTTAGTATTATCACCGACGGTGAGTGTAACACTGATGTTTTTGATCAAGTGATTCATGCCCAGCCCGAGACAGGTGGCACACGTTATTTTGAAGATTACAATCAAACAGTGACCTGGCACAATGCAGGTCGCGTGAATGCCTATGAGCTAACACCTTATGATCAAACACTGGTACTAGATGCTGATTTTGTTGTTGCCGGCGATATGTTAAAAAAAGTATTAAACATGCCACAAGACTTTGTGTGTCATAAAAATGCATTCAACATGGCCACTGGTAAATTGATGGCAGGGTTAAATACATTTGGTGAATACAACATGCCCATGCACTGGGCCACTGTAATGATGTTTCGCAAGTCGAATACTGCACAATATATTTTTGATTGTATGCAAATGATCAAAACAAACTGGCAGCACTATCGAAATTTATACGGGATTCGACAATCAAATTATCGTAATGATTTTGCACTGAGCATTGCTTTGGGAATTGTAAATGGACACACTTCAAAAATAGACGCAATACCCTGGGACTTACTCAGCGTGATGCCTGGTGTGACTTTGAGCAAATTCACCGACCCTAGTTTAGAATCATACATATTAGAATACGTGGATGACACCAACAAATCAAAACAACTGAGTTTTGCAGGTATGGACTTTCATGCTATGGGTAAAAAACATCTGGAGAAAATCATTGCCGATTGTTGCTGAACGTGGATATGTGATTCCTGCATTTAACACAGATACAATAGACTATGTGTGTTGTGCAACCCAACTGGCTGATAGTATTCGTGCATGGCACCCTGACGCCAACATAACCATTGTGACCACTGACATGTTACCGCACGGTGACCAAGGTGGCTTTGCCAACGACTGGCAACTGTTTGCTGTGAGTCCCTATAGACAAACTATCAAACTAGAAGCCGACATGATTGCTGCCAGCCCAGTGGATCACTGGTGGACTTTGTTTGAACATAGAGATGTTGTGATCAGTCAGGGTTGTAGAGACTTTTATGATCAGCCTGGTACGGATAGACGCTACAGAAAAATATTTGATGCCAACAACTTGCCCGATGTATACAATGCAATTACATACTGGAGACTTAGTAAAACAGCACAGGAGTTTTTTCAATGTGTGCGTGATATATTTGAAAACTGGAAAGACTTTAAAACGCTATTGAAGTTCCCAGAGGAGCAACCATCAACTGATGTAGTGTATGCAATGGCAGCGACCATACTAGGCCCAGAATGTGTCACATTGCCTGCAGGCCATGGCCCGCAAATTGTACATATGAAAAAAGGTATTATCCCCACGCACACTGATAATTGGACCAATGAACTAGTGTGGGAAAATACTGACCCCGGTTTACGAATCAACACAATAGCACAATATGGTTTTGTACATTACAATAACAAAGAATGGAGATTAACATGAGTGATTCAGACGATAAAATTAAAAAAGCCACAAGACGTTTTAATGACGAAACAAAAGTCAAAAAACAAGTTAAAATTGCCAAAGCACATGGCCTGACTGACAAAGATAAAATGGTTAAAGAACCACATCGATTGGCCAAGCATCATGCCATGGATTGTGGTAATCCAGAGTGTTATGTGTGTGGTAATCCAAGAAAAACACACAAAGATAAATTAACAGCTCAAGAAAAACGTATTTTCCAGGATGTAGAAAAAATATCTGACAAACACAGCAATGGGCTAGTGCCAGATGAAGAGTGAAACAGAAGACAACTTCTGGAAGGCCTGGGCTGAACCGTTGCCAGAGTCTGCACCTATCTTTTTTAGATTGTATTATGATGAAAAAGGTGAGCCACTATCGTACAACATGGAAGAGTTGTCTGGTAATTATATAGACATTGATGCAGAAACATACGCACGTAGTTCATTTTTGGTTCGAGTAATTGACAATAAACTAGTGCATGTGGCACCAAAAAAAATTATTAACAAGTTGGTACCCGATGATATCGGAGTACCCTGTTATGAACATAATGTCAGCATTGTTGTTGACGAAACGTATCCTCATATTAAATGGAGTTTAAGATCAAATGAATCGGATTGATGTAGCAGATTTAGACTGCATATACCTAACTTACGACGAGCCACAGAAGGAAGAATTTTGGGTTAAAATTCGCAACATGGTGCCTTGGGCCAAACGTGTGGATGGTGTTAAAGGGTCAGATGCCGCACACAAAGCAGCCGCTGCCGCTAGCGATACAGAACGTTTTATCCTGATTGACGGGGACAACATGCCCGATCCAGAATTCTTCAACCAAACACTTGTACTCCCAGACGCACAATGGGAATCGGCTGTGTTCCGCTGGAGAGCCCGCAATGAAATCAATGGCTTGATGTATGGCAATGGTGGATTGAGTTCATGGACACGTACATTTGTCGACCGCATGCGCACACACGAAGCCACTGACGGCCGTGCAGAAACACAAGTGGAGTTTTGTTTTGACCCGTTGTACTGGGCCATGTATGATTGTTATTCGACTACCTATCCCAATGGAGATGCATTTCATGCTTGGCGTGCCGGCTTCCGTGAAGGTGTAAAGATGTGCCTGAATCAAGGTAAAAAACCCACTGTAGCAGAATTTAAAGATCGTGTGCATCAACGAAATCTAGACAATTTAACTATCTGGCATAATGTTGGACGAGATGCAGAGCATGGCATTTGGAGCATGGCTGGCGCACGTATGGGGTCGTACATGACCATGTTAACTGACTGGGATCACTGTAGTGTTCAAGATTTTGCGTCCTTGGAAGAACTATGGGAAACTGTAAAAGATCATGAACCTGACAGTGTATTAAGTCGTGTGGCAGAAGAATTAAGCACACAGTTAGACTTGCCAATGGTATGGTTTGACGCACCCACAAGTAAATTTTTTAAACACCACTACCGTAGTAATTGGCACAACAAAGGAATCTCAACTAGAGAAATCGATGTTATACGCAGCCAAGAAGGTTGGTAAACATTTCAAATATGCACAACAAAGAAAAATGGACATGTGCCGCTGTTGATCACGGTGTTACTATTTTTCCCAATGGGAAAATTGGACCATGTTGTTTGATTGATCCAGAATATTTAAAACCAATTTCGGTTATTTCACGCACTGATAGATTTGCTGACTTGAAATCCTCCGACGGACACTTTGGACCTGCTGCCTGCCAAAAATGCAATTCCAATGAACATAATAATATTCCAAGCTATCGGCAAATGTTTAACAACATTAAAAACCCTGATGCCACTGGATTACAGTTTGTTGACATTAGAAATACCAATCTTTGTAATTTAAAATGTCGCTATTGTGGCCCGCATTTTAGTAACCAATGGGCCAAAGAGCTGGAATACAATATAACTTTACAGCATCAATCAATTGACGAGTATAAACATCTGTTGCTAACTGACTCTTTACATTGGATGTATTTTACCGGTGGCGAGCCAATGGCCAATGCAGACCATTGGCAAGTACTAGAAGAATTGATATTGTCAGGGCAATCTCGCAATATCAAATTGCTGTACAACAGCAATCTTACTTTGTTAAAATTCAAAGATAAAAATATTTTTGAAATCTGGAAACAATTTAAACGTGTTGACATTCTTTGTAGCATTGATGCAGTAGGTGAACCTTTAGAATACATTAGATCTGGCAGCACGTGGAATGATATTGAAAAAAATATTCTAGAACTTCTGTCAATATCAGAGTCAAACATCAAAATTAAATTATCACCGGTGATAAGTATTTTAAACGTTTGGTTTGTTGAAGAACTCTGTGAGTTTGCGCAACGTCATAATTTAGATCTTTCGCCAATTATACTCACCGGTCCTACATATCTTTCAATAGATGTAATACCAGATACTCTTAAAGATCTAGCACTAGATAAAATCAACAGTCTTAAAAAATACAAAATTGACGAAACAATTATTTTAAAGATGATTGATTTAGTCACAAACAACGTGAATTCATTTATGTTCCAACACACATTGAATCATATTATGCTATTAGACAAAATGAGAAACGAAAAATTGCTAGAACTATTGCCGTTTAAATCAGTAGTTCAAGATATGGTATTAAAAAATTATGAATATCAATAACAAAGGTGACGAAACAGTAAACAACAAGAGCAAGTTCATGAACTCTGCTGAGCAAATGCAAGCTCAACTGGGTCCTGCTCTTTGTCTAGCCAAATGGAAACAAGTTAGCCTTCATTTAGCCACTGGGCTCAACAACAGTTGTTATCATCCTCCTTTGCATCAGATACCCATTGAAGGCTTAGCAGACAATCCCAGTCAACTACACAATACTCCCTACAAGAAAGAACAGCGCAAGATCATGTTGCGCAATGAACGTCCTAGCGAATGTCAGTACTGCTGGAACATGGAGGACAACGATAAATTAAGTGATCGCCATTATAGATCTGGCGAACCCTGGGCCGCAGTAGACTTTGAAAAAATAAAAACAAGCACTGGTTCTGAAGACAATGTTATTCCTTCTTATGTTGAAGTTAATTTCAACAATGCCTGCAATCTCAGATGTAGTTATTGCTCTCCGCAATTCAGCAGTTCCTGGGCAGATGAAGCACAGAGATTAGGACCATATCCCACTTCCACACCGCATAATAGCATGGATCATTTTACTGGCAATCGCCGTATTATTCCTGCTCGCGAGCACAATCCTTATGTGGAAGCATTTTGGGCATGGTGGCCTACGCTGTACCCAGAACTGCAACACTTCCGCATGACCGGTGGCGAGCCCTTGTTGGACAAAAATACCTATCAAGTGTTTGACTATGTGTTGGCCAACCCCAAGCCAGACTTGCATTTGAATGTGACATCAAACTTTAGTGTAGATGAAAAGTCTTGGCAAAAGTACAAAGCCTATGTCAAAGATCTATGCCAAGAAGGTGTATTGGAACACTTCATGCAATACATCAGTTTAGATGGCTGGGGCGCACAAGCTGAATACATGCGAGATGGCTTGGACTTTGAGTTGCTATGGGATCGTGTAAATCAATTCCTAACAGAGATTCCTTATCGTAATTCAATCACATTTATTGTGACCATGAACAATCTGGGCGTGACCAGTTTAGACAAACTGTTTGCTGGTATCCTGGGATTGAGAAAAACACACAGTCAAACATATCAACGTGTGTGGTTTGATACTCCTGTGCTAAGACAACCTGCATGGCAGAGTCTGCAACTACTGCCCGAAAGCTATGCGGATAAACTAGAACAGGTCTGGGCATGGATGCTACAACAAACTGAAACTCTAGAAGACCCTTTTCACGGATTCAAGGACTACGAGATCGCTAGACTAGATAGAGACATTGCTTGGATGCGTGATGGACAAAAATTAGATACTGCGTATTTGTCACAATGCAAAGCAGATTTTTATAGGTTCTTTAACGAACATGATCGCAGACGTGACACTGATTTTTTAAAGACATTCCCAGAAATGCGAAGCTGGTGGAACGAATGTGAATACCATGCTCGGCAGTCGTAATTTAGTACTAGATACTTTTTGTGAAGTATACACCGAGCTCAAACCATATGCAGATGCAGAATTCTGGAATCTTGAAGAACACATTGCAGCCGGCGAGTTAATTCCAGGTGCCATATACCTATTAGGTCGTCAACAATTTGGTGTTAATATTGCACTGATACAACAACTGGGTGAACAACAGCGCATACAGATCATACTAAGCAATCCAGCAGAAGGTTCTGCAACCCTGCGTGATCATGTTATTATGTTTGGTGTTGAAGATCTTGTCAAGTCATGTCAAGTCTTGTTGATTGGCGGCGGCGACATGGCATCTGAATGGCCATGCTTGCAGTACGATAGTTTTTTGCCCAAGATTCTTGATTACGAAGAAAACATACAAGCAATATCACATTGTGAAAAAATCTACACCAAGCTTGATAAACCTTATAAATTTTTATTTTTAAATGGCCGTACACGTAGTCATAGAAAGTATCTTAGAGAAAGTTTTAGCTTATCAGGCTTGTTAGATCAGTCATTATGGACCTGGCTTGACACTACTGTAGGAGACAGTAGGGATATACAGCTAATACATAACAACAAAGATCTTTTACTACAACCTAACACTGTAAAATATTTGCCTCCTGAATACGAAATAAACAAGTATCATGCTCATCTTGACCAACCCTGCAATAGTTCTTTTGTTAAGCACCAGCTGTTTGGTAACGAATGGGGAGAAATACATTTAACACCTGCCCCTTATGTAGACACTTACTTTAGTTTGGTTACTGAGACTGTGTTTACCTATCCTTATAGTTTTAGAACAGAAAAAATCTGGAAACCTGTTGCAATGGCACATCCTTGGATAGCAGTAGCAAATCGTGGCTACTATAGAGACATCAAGAACTTGGGTTTCAAAACATTCGGACATGTGATTGATGAAAGCTTTGATCTAATAGATAACCACCAAGATCGAATTAACCGAATAGCAGAGATAGTTAAAGATTTATGTACGCAAGATCTTGCAAAATTCCTCCAGTCGTGCTATAATGTATGTAAATACAATCAACAGCATTTGTCTCTGATGAGAACACAGGTTCGTAATGAATTCCCGAGACGATTCCAACAGTTTGTAAACACATATTCCAATGAATGATTTAGAATTCCGCAAAACAGTACTTGATCCAATTAGCACCAGTTTTTGTGCCGCCAAGTGGTACAACGCCACGATCTGGCTTGGATCAGGGCAAACAACCAGTTGCCATCATCCACCAGCTCATGCCATCGATGTTGAAGATTTAAAAATCAATCCGGCCGCGCTACACAATACAGCACAAAAAAAGGACGATCGTAAAAAAATGCTAGCAGGCGATCGTCCTGCAGGATGTGAGTACTGTTGGAAGATTGAAGACATGGGCAAGGATTCAATATCAGACCGTGTTTATAAATCAAAAATTTATCCAATAAAGGATCTGTCCGATGCGTACAATACCCCAGTTGAACAAGATGTCAACTTGCGTACCTTGGAAATTGCGTTTGATCGTACTTGCCAGTTTGCCTGTAGTTACTGCAACCCTGCTTTCTCTAGTACATGGGTTAAAGATATACGAAACAACGGTGCTTACCAAGGCTTGATTAGCGATGGTAGGAATCATTTTACTCACGATCACCCTGCCGCACAACTTTACAAGTTTGGAGAACAGAATCCTTATGTTGACGCATTTTTTAAATGGTGGGAAACAGACCTCCACCGAACACTCCAAGAACTTAGAATAACCGGCGGAGAGCCATTGATGAGTGGTCACACCTGGCAGTTAATTGAATGGTTTAAAAATAATCAAGGCAAGAGTCAAACAAAATTAGCTATTAACAGCAACTTGGGATTCGAGCCTGAGAAGTTAGAAGAGTTTATTGATGCCATACGTACACTTCCGCATGTGGATCTATATACCAGCATGGAAGCAGTTGATACACAAGCTGAATACATTAGAGATGGACTT